CCCGGGCGATTCCTCTTTCAACATTTCTGCTTTCTCTAACAAGTCAATCAATTGTCCCGGGGTCATTCCATCTCCTTTATTTTTTCTGCCAGCACCCTGATGTACTCGCGTGCTTGTTCGACAGGCACTTCGGCGTGGTAGAAAATTAGCGCCGCTTCCACAAGTTTCGGGCTTTGTGGGGTGCTGGCGAACACCGCCCACAGGTACTCTCGTTTTGCGCTCATTTCAAACCTCCATACATTGACCACTCCCTAGCCTTTTCCACCATGAACAGCCCTTCGGCCCGGGTCATCTTGGATGAACGCACGAACAGTTCGCCATCCTCGTCGTAGCCAATGATCATCACATCGGTCAGGTCAGCCTTGAGTGCGGAGTGCAGCGCCTGCTCTGCGGTGTAGTTGGTGCTCGCCGGTAGGGCGATTACTTTCTTGTTGTTCATCAGTACCCCCACCGAATACAGAAGCACACCAGATACAGGTGCAGGACAAACTCGTTACCACTGCTCACGAACCCCACGGCAAAGCAGGGCCATTTGCGCGGCAAGAACTCGGTAGTCAGGTGCAAACTTTTTCTCATGATTTCTCCTTTGCTGCGGCGATCCCGTGGGCGCGCTCGACCTTGCGGACGATGATGGCAACCTGATCGCGGTAAAACATCGGCAGGCCGGTAATCATGTACGCTGGCTCAGAATCAATGATCGCCAGCACATCTTTCCTTGTCAGCGGCTGGCGCTGGGGCGGGGCGGATACCAATTCTTCACCGCGCCACACAGCACCACACACGCAAGTCAACTCACAGATGCATAGCGATTCAGGTTTGCGCTGGGGCGGGGCAAGATACAGCGGGCCGACCACAAACCACGTTGCGTCAGCGGTGACGATCTGGTCAGGCATGACGACACGGGTTCGCCCGGTTTCACTGTGCTGCCATAGGTGCGCCACCGGCTCCTGCTTTTCGGCCTGCTCAATGGCGGCGCGGAGAGCGGCGATGGCGTTTTGTCGTACTGGCAAAGTTGATTTGTGGGTAAAACCCCACTCGTCAGCAAAAAACTCCAGCGCCTCCAGCGCGGTCTTCATTGCGTCGATGCTCATTGCTTGCGTTCCTTCTCATCGCGGATAGCCGCCAGCGCCATACGAATGTCCGTGATCGCGTTCAGGCCCGCGATTAGCGCGTCGTCAAGCCGGTTCTCCAGCATATAGTTGTGGAGGTCTTTGAGGGCTTTCTCAGCCATCATCGTGGGGTAGGCGTAGTCAGGTTGCATCTTTCTCTCCTGCCGGGCAGTACCGGCCTTGATGACATTGGCCGTCGCACGGCGGGCATTTACGGCCCAGCCACGGTGGGCCCGAATCTGGATCGGCGAAGCCGTCCATCCAGGTGTACGCCAGCGCGGTAATACAAGCGCCGATGGCAAGCCCACAGAACATCCCTAGCGCGAAGCTCATGCTGCGACCCCCAGAAGGTTGACATCTCTGATCGCGCGCTTTTTATCACGGTAGCGCGCAGTTCGCTCGGCCTTCGTCATCCGCTGGCGCGGGGCGTCCTTGGCCTTGCCGATCTTGTATATCTTTGTGATATCACGCCCGCGCTTGTCTTTCTCCCAATGCGCGATGTGGCAGGCGCCAGCGCGGTACAGCTCACGCGCGTACTGCAAGACCGTGACATAGTGTAGGCCCGTCTCCTCCGCGATCTCCGCGCAGGAGAAGGTGCCGTGCAGCATCATCTCGACCATGCGCGCGTACAGCACGGCGCCCATCTTGACCTGGCTACGCCGGAAGGCGACATTAAGCGGCGGTTTCATCCAGTACCTTTTGCAGCGCGTCAATCAGGGTTTGTACCTGTGCCGGTGAGAGCGTGGTGTTCAAGGTGGCGTTCAAGCTGTGGATCGCAAAGCGAAGCTGTTTGTCGTCTTTGCTGATCAAGATGTTGTCGTAGCCGTGAGCGTTGATGCAGATGATTCCCATAGTGGACTCCAGTTGATTGAGGCTTGACTGTAACACAGTAAAAAACTTTTGCACAAGAAATTTTTTCGTGTATCATCCAGCCCATGCAACACTCAAACATCGTCGGCGGTTCGACCGCCAAGCGTGTCATCAACTGCCCGGGCTCTGTGAGGCTGGTGCAGAAGATGCCCCCTCAACCCAGCAGCAAGTACGCCGAGCAAGGCACGCTCTTGCACAACGCTATGGATGCGATCCTCTCTAGCCGAGTCGATGTGCTGGGTATGAAGTACAAGGATCAAATTCTCACGAACGAACTCTACGACGAGAAGATTGCTCCGGCGCTCGCGGCCCTTGACGAGCTAGGCGATATCGAATACGCGACAGAGACGCGCGTCGGGTTTGGCGATCTGCTGCCAGGCGTGTTCGGCTCGACTGACCTTGTGGGTCGTATCGGCAATAAGGCCGTCGTGCTGGATTGGAAGTTCGGCTCTGGCGTGCCGGTGCCTGCCGAGGAGAATGAGCAGTTGCTGTTCTACGCAGCCGCCGCGATGCGGACTGAATCGCTCAAGTGGGCCTTTGAGGGCGTGACCGAGATTGAGTGCATCATCGTACAGCCGCCCTTCACTAAGCGCTGGACAACGACTGTCGAGCGCGTCAAGCAGTTCGAGTTGGAGCTGGTGCAAGCCGTCAAGGCGGCGATGCAAGACGACGCCGAGCTGTCGCAGGGCGACCATTGTCGCTGGTGCGCCGCCAAGCCGATCTGCCCGCAGATGACCGGCGCTGTGGACCGCGCACTCAAGCAACAAATTATCAATCTGGATGTTGACACGCTGGGCCAATATCTGAAGAATGCTGATCTCTTGGAAGAGTGGATCAAGGATTTGCGCGCGTTGGCCTTTGGCCTGCTTGAGAAAAATGTGCAGGTGCCAGGGTATAAACTTGTATCGAAGCAAGCGCGTCGCAAATGGGCCAACGAGGAGAGCGCGAAACAAGCGCTCCTCTCGCTTGGTCTGAAAGAATCTGTCGTCGTCGAGACTTCGATCATGTCTCCGGCGCAGGCCGAGAAGGCGTTAAAAAAGCGCTTTAGCGAACTGCCCGAAGGTTTGATTAAGTCCGAGTCGTCAGGTACGACTCTCGCCCCGGTCGAAGACGACCGGCCAGCGGTGCAGTCGTTCGTCGGGCTGTCAAAAGCCCTTAGTAAACTGTGAAGGAAAATCATGTCCAATATCGTCAAGTTCTCCGGTGCTAACCTGCCGGCTGTTTCTTCCCTCTCCACCGCGCTTCGCACCATCGCCAACGATGTCAGCGCCTCGTCGTCGGCCATCATCAAGATGGACCGGACGGGGCATTGGGTCTTCGGCGCTGATCAGACCGAGGCCGAGGACGACGCCCGCTGGGCGGTCAACCCCTTCTCTTTCGTTCACGGCTTCATTGCCTGGGGCGACGGCGAAGTGCTGGCCGAAAAGCTCGGGCCTGTCACCGAGCCGCTGCCTGAACTCGAAGCCGCGCCTCCTGGCGCGAAGAAGGGTTGGGAGCCGCAGACGGGTTTGTCTCTGAAGTGCATCAGCGGCGGCGACGCTGGTCTGGAAGCGCGCTTTACCACGACTTCGGTCGGCGGTCGTCGTGCTGTGCAGACTCTGGCCGTGGCCATCGCGCAGCAAGTGGAGAAGGACCAATCCAAGCCGGTGCCTATCGTGCGTCTGAGCAAGGATCACTACTCGCACAAGAGCTACGGTCGTATCTATACGCCCGTGTTCGAAGTGGTGGAGTGGGTTGGTATGGATGGTGAAGGCGCTACTGAGGAGGCCGAAGAGGCTCCCGCTGCTGGCCGTCGTCGTCGTTCTGCCTAAGTGAGAACAGGGGGTGTCCAGAGTCTGGACGCCCCCGCCTTTTTATGATCCTCTGGATCGACTTCGAAAGCCGCAGCCGAGTCGATCTCGGCGCTAAGGGCGTCTACAACTACGCGCAGGACTTGAGCACCGAGGTGCTATGTATGTCCTACGCCTTTGACGATGGCGAGGTCGTCACATGGCTACCCGGCCAGCCGTTCCCGTCAGAAGTCGCGCAGCATACCGGTCTGATCTACGCTCACAACGCCGCGTTTGAGCGCCTGATCTTCTGGTATGTCTTGCAGCAGAACTTCAAACTGGAGCAGTTCTACTGCACCGCTACACAGGCCCGCGCTAACTGCGCGCCTGGTGGCCTGGAGGATGTCGGTCGCTTCGCTGGCGCGTCGATGAAGAAGGACCATCGCGGCAGTCAACTGATCCGGCTGCTGTCAATTCCTCGCGCTGACAGCACTTTCAACGACGACCCCGCGCTGATGGCCGAGATGGTGGCCTACTGCGAGACCGACGTCCGTGCGATGCGAGCCGTATCCAAGGCCATGCGCCCGCTATCCGCCGAGGAGCTGGCCGACTACCATGTCTCCGAGCGCATCAACGACCGGGGCGTGCTGGTCGATGTGCCGCTGGCTAAGGCCGCGATGCGCTACGCGCAGGACGAACTCGTCGAGATCGAGGAGCGCGTCGCAGAACTGACCGACGGCGAGATCACCAGCGTGCGCTCGCCCAAGATGCGCGAGTGGGTGCTGGCGCGTGTCGGCGAGCAGGCCAAGAAGCTGATGTTCGTCAACGACAAATACAGCATTGACAAGAGTGTGCGGGCGAACCTGCTCGCAATGGAGAATCCCGATGAGATACCGCCCGCTGTTGCCGAGGTCATCCAATGCGCGGACGACCTATGGGCGTCGTCAGTTGCGAAGTTCAGCCGCATGGCAGACCTGGCAGACGACGAGGATCACCGAGTCCGTGGCGCTTTTGTCTTCGCTGGGGGTTCCGCCACAGGTCGTGCATCGAGCTATGGCCTCCAAGTGCATAACTTCACTCGCAAGTGCGCTAAGGAACCTGACGAGGTTCGAACCGCTATGGTCCGAGGTCACAGTATCGTGCCAAAGTACGGACGACGAACCACCGATGTTCTTCGGGGAATGCTCAGGCCCGCACTAACGCCAGCGCCAGGCAAGAAGTTCGTCGTGGCCGATTGGTCGGCCATCGAAGGCCGCGTGAACCCGTGGCTGGCCGCGAGCAAGGCCGGCGATGCCAAGCTGGGCATCTTCCGCAACAAGCTAGACCCCTACAAGGTCAACGCCGCTGCGACCTACGGCGTGGCTTACGAGGCCGTCACCGACGAGCAGCGCCAGGTCGGCAAGGTGCAGGAGTTGGCGCTCGGCTTCGCTGGCGGTGTCGGCGCGTTCGCCGCGATGGGCCGCGCCTACGGCGTGCATTTCGAGGAGGCACAGGCCAAGCGGATCGTCGAGGCGTGGCGCAGAGCTAACCCGTGGTCAGTTCCGTTCTGGCAGTCGCTCGAAGAGGCGTACACCCGAGCGATGCGGAACAAGGGCTACGAGTTCAGCGCCGGGCGCGTGACCTACTGTTTCGACGGATTGCACCTCTGGTATATGCTGCCGTCTGGCCGCGTGCTATGCTACCCCTACGCTCGGTTGGAAAGCGAAGGGGTGACTTACGCCAAAGCATCGTGGAAACCAGCCGCAGACGCCAAAGAGTGGCCCCGCGCGCGTCTTTGGAAGGGTCTGGCCTGCGAGAACATCACGCAAGCCACCGCTAACGACATCCTGCGCTGCGCCTTACGCCAACTTGACAACGTGGTGCTTCATGTCCACGACGAAATCGTGATCGAGACGGATAAACCCGAGGATGTCAAGAGCATTCTCGGCGCTATCATGTCCACCTCGCCCACATGGGCAAGCGATCTTCCCCTGACCGCCGAGGTCAAAATCATGTCCCGTTACGGGAAATAAAAACGCCCGCTGGCAGGCGGGCGTAAAGGATCAACTCATGGCAACTAACTTCATGGATTATATGGTAAGTCTCGCTCCTGAAGGCGAGACTTTTTTAATTGTCAAGCAAAAACCACAGGGTGGCACTCACGCCGATGGCACACCCAAATGCACTTGGCCTGCGTTCTGGCCGACCGCCCGTCAGCGTGAGGGTGAATCGTGGTACGGCAACACCGCCAGCTTCATTTTGGATCGAATGGGAGATCGTCCGAGCGCCAGCGCCGCGAACTGCGAGTATGTGCTGTGCATGGTGCTGGACGATATCGGAACGAAGAGCAAAACCCCGCCGCTGCCTCCGACCTGGATCATGGAGACGAGCGAGGGCAACTACCAATGGGGGTACGCCTTTACCGAAGACCAGCCTACAAAGAACGACTTCAGCGCGGCGATCATCGCCATTGCCGCTGCCGGGTACACCGACGCTGGGGCCGTGAACCCGGTTCGCAATTTTCGCCTGCCGGGTAGCGTGAACATCAAACCGGGCCGCGATAACTTCGCCTCTCGCTTGGTCGAGTTCCACCCCGAGCGCGAGTACACCCTGCCGGGGATCTGCGACGCCTTGAATGTCGTGCCGGGTGAGGCCAGCGACGCATTTCGCCCGATCAAACTCGGCGACGATGGGAACGACGATGTGTTGGCATGGCTGTCCGATCAGGGCTTGCTGCTACGCAAACCCAACCCCGAGGGCTGGGCTGGGGTCGTCTGCCCGAACTCAGCCGAGCATACCGACGGCAACCCCGAGGGCCGCTACAACCCCGCCATGCGCGCGTACTGCTGCCTGCACTCGCATTGCACCGAGTTCGACTCGGGCACGTTCCTAAACTGGGTCGCAGAGCAAGGCGGTCCCCGGCACGCGCCGGGCTTACGTGATGAGCTACTGGTGTCGGCGATGTCTGATGCCCTCCAGAAACTGGAGGCCACACCTGAGTTCCCCGACGAAGCCGCGCGGGTGGTCGCAGAGACGGATAGGAAGGAGCGGGCGCGGCTCGAAAAGTCTGAGTGGTGGGACCGCTTCGCGTATGTGCAGGACGATGAAGCCTACTTCGACATTCAGGACCGCCGCGAACTGTCGCGCAGCACGTTCAACGCGCTATTTCGGCACATTGGCTGCAAGTCGATCCACAATGGCCGAAAGATCGAACCTAGCATCAGCTTCGACGAGCAGCGCCAGGCCAAGGGCGCGCAAGTGCTGGTGGGCATCACCTACGCGGCCGGCGAGGATGTCCTGATGCGCCGCGATGGTGACCTCTACGGCAACCGCTGGCGTAACGCAAGGCCAAACTCAGCGCCAGGCGACGCCTCGCCCTGGCTGCGCCATGTCGAGCGGATGCTGCCGGACGAAACCGAGCGGAACCATGTACTGAACGTCATGGCCTACAAGCTCCAGAACCCGCACAAAAAGATCAACCACGCGGTGCTACATATCGGCCACCCAGGGTCAGGCAAAGACACTATGTGGCAACCGTTCCTATGGGCCATTGGCGGTAAAGCATTGGCGAACGTCGCTATCGTTCGCAATGAGGAAATTACATCGCAATGGGGCTATGCCCTTGAGTCTGAGGTGATGGTGTTTGAGGAACTGCGCCAGGCCGAAGCTAAGGATAGGCGCGCGCTTGAGAATCACCTCAAACCCATCATCGCCGCGCCGCCGGAATACTTGCAAGTCAACCGCAAGGGATTGCACCCGTACCAAGCCCTAAACCGGGTGTTTGTCCTGGCCTTTAGCAATGAGCGCGTGCCCCTGTCGCTGCCGTCCGACGATCGGCGTTGGTTCGTCGTGTATAGCGAAGCCGGACGCATGAGCGATACCGAAGGCCAGGCCATATGGAACTGGTTCGAAACTGGAGGCCAGAGTGCGGTCGCAAACTGGCTTGCAGAGCGCGATGTGTCAAACTTCAACCCAGGGGCAGCCCCACCGTTTACTGAAGCGAAGGCCATCATGATTGAGCATGGCCGTAGCACGGCCGAATCGTATCTGGTGGACCTCATCCGAAACCGAGCCGGAGAGTTCGCCCGTGGGGTCGTCGCGTCTCCGTTCTATTCGCTTTGCGACCGCCTGGCCGGTGGCGCGCCGGCCGGCGTCAAAGTGCCCCAGGCCGCGCTCATGCACGCGCTGAGGGAAGCCGGGTGGGTTGACTTGGGCCGGATCAAATCACGCGCCAATGACGCGCGCAAGCACGTGTTTTGCGCGCCGGATATGGCAGAGAAAAGCCGGTCCGAACTAAGGGATATGGCAGAGGAAAACCCGGCGCCTTTAATGGTGCGGGTGAAATGAAGAAGGGGCCAATCGGCCCCTTTTCTATTTGCGTCCAATGATGATTCGGATCAATAGCGCTAGTCCGGCATACAACATTGCGCGTCTTCCTCGATATAGGCGATCACGTTCTGATCAAGAACGCCTAGAATCTCGGCGCCGTTGACCCTGGCCGATATCAAGAGGGAGCCACCCCGAAACCCGACGTCGTAATCCGGTTCCTGATACTCTAGTTCGCACTCAATAGCGACGTCGTCGCACGTTTTGTAGGTGTAGCTGTAAATGGTCATTCTATGTTCCTGGCGAGGCAATACTGGAAAACGGCATCTTCAACCGAAACCCCAGCATAGTAGTAGTGATGGACCGCATCCCAGTCCACCCGGCCAGATAAGCGCGGGTGAAGGGATAGCAGGGCATCGGAGAATTGGCCGATCCAATCGGCCATGCGTTGGGCTTTAGTCCTCATGGGCGATAACCTCCGGATAACTTGGATCCAGCATGGCCGCTGGGCGAGTGTAGGCGCCTAAATCGTAAGGCAGTACATGGGCGCCAGGGCCGTTTAAAACCGCATATTGCGCGATGTAGCTACCCACGGTATCGCCAGGCTTGAATTTCGGGAAACTGCGCTTCGCGGTATTGAGTTCGCGCTTACGCGCGGTCATCATTTTCTTAATTTCAATCATGGTTGCATCATCCATCCAAAGTAGATTATCCAGGGTGCGGCCAGGATGGCCGCGACAATCAACGCGTCGATTAGCTGTTTCATCTGACTAGCCCCATCAAAACTAGTTCTTCGAGCCCGTACACTTTATGCGCGCCACAATCGGTGCAATGGTACTTACGCGCGTCGGGTTCGACGCTATCGTGATCGGAACCACAGGCCAGGCAAAAGCCCGGATATTCGGATTGCTCCATTAGCTGGCGCGCGTGCGCGGCCGTTGGCCGATACTGCATCGCGCCGTTCTTTGCCTTGTACTCTACGATTCGCATATTGAACCCCTAGTTACCCGGGAAAGCCCCGGCCGATGCGGCCGCATGGCCGCATGAGCCGATGCTCTCCCTCACGCGGCCAAGCGGATATTGATCACCCGATGCCGGGATCCATGGGCCGGGAACCCGACGATGGTGGACCGCTGGCGTTGGCAGAGTTGGCATGTCGCGCAACTGACGTCGTCGCGTTGCGTTGCGGGACAGACGATCACGCGCCGGCCGGCCGGCGTAGTGCAATTGTCGGTTTGCGTGCTCGGCAGAACGACGACGACCGGCCCGGCGCCGGTATCGGCCAGGGCATCGGCGTCGGCCAGATCGTTCGCGCTTAGGTTGACCGTGAACCCCCATTCATTAGCCGTTTGGATCCATGAGAGAGACGCGCCGTCCCGGTAGTGGGTATAGGTGAATCCGCGCCGGCCGCGATTGGCCGCGACTAGCTGGCCAAGCCGGACCGGGTCGATTGTCTGGCCATCGCCCGGTAGGTCACCCGCCTGATTGTGGCGCCAGAGTTGGCCGTCGGGCAATTGGGCAATCTGGCCGGTAAACGTCTCCCAATCGGTCCCGCGTTGGCCATTGGACACTGCAGACCAATGAAGCGCGAGCGGGCCGCTGGCCGCGTAGCATTCCCCACGCATCGCGCAATCGGTCGGGCATGATGCCCGCTCGGTAGTACTGACCGGGATCGGACCAGTTTTCGCGTTGGCGGACTTGAGGGATAGGTGGACTCTCATGGTTTGCCTTTACTGTACTAAGCGCGGCCGGTCGGGCCGCGCGGGTTGATGGGTTAGACAATGAAGTCCGGGTGGCCGATGACGCCTAGGATGGGCGCGTATTCCATCAGCGCGGCCCGGCTCTTGTTTGTACGGGCCGCGCGGATCAGCGCGGAGAGCGAGCGAGCGACCGTGTCAGCCATGCCAAGCTTGTGATACATGATGATGTTGGCGATTTCGCGGAGTTCTGACTTGTTCATCATTGGCCTCTAGTGGATTGCATCGCGACGTTGCGATAGGATGATTGTAAAGGATTGTTGTTCTAGCAGTCTACAATACCCGACTAAATTGTGGGGCTGTGGTCCATGTGGTCAATCGTGTGGACCATGTTTTCGAGGGTGTTTGACCCACAGAAAAGCTAGGATTCATGCGGGTTGCGAGGGTTTGTGGTCCATGTGGACCATTCATTTTTCAAGTTATAAGAAAGTGTTATATATATGGGAAATGCCCGCGCATTTTGACGCCCGCGCATTTTGGCAGCGATTTAAAATGATGGTCCACATGGACCACATGGACCACAGAAATGCCCCGACCATGTCTGACGACTACTGTTCAATTCCGACGCAAGTTGACGCCCGCGCAACGGGCCGTGATCCTGGCCGCTGGCGATGGCGATATGACGCGCGGGTTCCATGAGTTGCTGGCCGTGTTCAGCCAGGCACGCGCGGCCGGATATCGGCCAGGGATGCCCCTGGATTCGGTCGGCTTAGTAACCAATGGGTCAGTAAAAGATTCGGCGCCGGGTATGGGCTAGATGGACCTTTCAACCCTCATGTCCTGATTGTTCTGTCCCCAATTTCCGGCCCGCTCGGCCCGCTCGGCCCGCTCGGCCCGCTCGGCCCGCTCGGCCCGCTCGGCCCGCTCGGCCCGCTCGGCCCGCTCGCGATTTGACATAACGCTCGTTGCATTGCTGGCCGCGCTGGCCGCGCTGGCCGGTGGCCGCGCTGGCCGCGAGACATGGGGGGGGAGGGTCTTGGCTGAAGGTCAAAAATTGCGGGTGCCTCCTCTACACTGAAGAAGTGAAAACGGCAAAATAGCCCTTTAGCTCTTGGGCCAATTGAAAAACCACCCTAGAATGACCCACATGACCTACAAACCGCCGGCGGTCCTGCCGAAAACGGAATATCAGCGCGTCAAAGAACTCAAGCGGATGCTCGTTGAGGGCAAAGGCGAGCGCGTCGTGCAAAAGGTGATCGACATCGCTTTGGATGACAACCATCCAAGTCAGATGGCGGCACTCAAGATGTGCATGGACCGAGCGCTGCCGATGAGCGTCTTTGAGAAGACCTCCGCGCAAAGGAGCGCGGTCACGATCAATATCACGGGGTTAGGCCAGGCGCCGGCGCCAGAGATCATCGAGGCAGAAGATGAGTGACCTGAACTTCAGCCTACTGCCCTGGCAGCAAGAGGTCTACGCTGATCCGACGCGCTTCAAGGTGATCGCTGCCGGACGGCGCTGCGGCAAGTCTAGATTAGCAGCCACCACATTGATCATCGAGGGGCTGCGCTGCCCGCAGGGTTCGGCGGTGCTGTATGTATCACCAACGATGGGGCAGTCGCGGCAGATCATCTGGGACTTGCTGCTGGACTTAGGGCGGGAGGTGATTCAGTCAAGCCATGTGAACAACTTGGACATCACGCTGATCAACGGCGCGAGGATCTATGTGCGCGGCGCGGACCGGCCCGACACCCTGCGCGGCGTGAGCCTGACCTACGCGGTGCTGGACGAGGTGGCGGACATCAAGCCCGAGGCGTGGGAGCAGGTGATCCGGGCCTCCTTGTCGGACAAGAAGGGTCGGGCGATGTTCATCGGCACGCCCAAGGGCCGCAACTGGTTCCATGACCTGTGGAAGTTGACGGACGACCCGGAATGGAAGAGCTGGCACTTCACGACCCAAGACAACCCGCTGATCGACCCGAAGGAGATTGAGTCGGCGAAGAAGACGCTCAGTACCTTCGCGTTCAAGCAGGAATACATGGCGTCTTTCAGCAACGCTGGCGCGGATGTGTTCAAGGAGGAGTGGCTCAAGTACGGCGAGGAGCCGCAGTACGGGAGCTACTTCGTGGCGGTGGACTTGGCCGGCTTTGAGGAAGTTGCCAAGCAGGCGGCGAATGCCAAGAAGCGCCTGGACGAGTCGGCCATTGCGGTGGTCAAGGTGACGGACGACGGCAAGTGGTTTGTCAAGGAAATTGAGCACGGGCGGTGGGACATCCGGGAGACGGCGGCGAAGATTCTGATGAAGATGCGCGACTACCGGCCCCTGAGCGTGGGGATCGAGAGGGGGGCGCTAAAAAACGCTGTTTTGCCGTATTTGAGCGATCTGATGCGAAAAAACAATGTGTTTTCGCATATAGTTGACCTGACGCATGGCAACCGGAAGAAGGCTGACCGGATCATCTGGGCCTTGCAGGGCAGGTTCGAGCATGGGAGAATCGTGCTCAATAGCGAGGAAGACTGGGACACCTTCGTGGATCAGCTTCTGTTATTCCCATCCCAGGGAGTACATGACGATTTGCCAGACGCGCTAAGTTACATCGACCAGATGGCAATAACTAGCTACTTCGAGCAGGAAGATAGCGACGACTGGGAACCCATAGATGTTATTGCAGGGGTCTGATATGGATCAAAACGAGTTCGACGAGCCTACGGAGAACGACAAAGAGCTAACCGCCTTCGTCGTTGACCATTGCGACCGCTGGCGCGACTACCGAAATGTGAACTTCTTGGACTCCTGGATGGAGTACGAGCGCATTTTCAGGGGTGAGTGGGCCGCAGAGGACAAGGTTCGGGACTCGGAGCGCTCGCGGATCGTCACTCCGGCGACGCAGCAGGCCGTCGAGACGCGCCATGCGGAGATCATGGAGGCGATTTTCGGTCAGGGCGAGTTCTTTGACATCTCCGACGACCTCAAAGACATCAACGGTAGCCCTTTGGATGTGGCTGTGCTGAAAGCGCAGCTCATGGAGGACTTCAAGCAGGACAAAATCCGCAAGTCCATCGACCAGATCGAGCTGATGGCCGAGATTTACGGCACCGGAATCGGCGAAATCATCGTCAAAACGGAAAAAGTGTTCGAACCGGCCACTCAGCCCATCCCCGGACAGCCCGGACAGGCGGCAATCGGCGTGGTGGAGAAGGATCGGGTGGCTGTCAAGCTCGTTCCGGTCAATCCGAAGAACTTTTTGTTCGATCCCAACGGCACCAGCATCGACGATTGCATGGGTGTGGCGATTGAGAAGTATGTTTCGATCCACAAGGTGGTCGAGGGCATCGAAAAGGGCATCTATCGCAAGGTCAACATCGCCCCGGCGTATGAAGACACCGATCTGGAGCCGACGCAGGAGCCGAGCCAGTACCAAGACGAGAAGGTTCTGCTGCTGACCTACTACGGCCTGGTGCCTAAAGAGTATCTGACCGAAGAAGACACCGATGTGGTGGAGCTTTTCCCCGATGACTCGGCGGCAGAGGACTACACCAACATGGTCGAGGCCATTGTGGTCATCGCCAACGGCGGGATGCTCCTGAAAGCCGAGGAAAACCCGTACATGATGAAGGACAGGCCGGTTCTGTCCTATCAAGATGATACGGTGCCCAACCGCCTGCTCGGGCGCGGGACGGTCGAGAAGTCCTACAATATGCAGAAGGCCATCGACGCTCAGGTGCGTAGCCATCTGGACTCGCTGGCGCTGACCACAGCCCCCATGATGGGCATGGATGCGACCCGACTGCCGCGCGGCGCTCGGTTCGAGGTCAAGCCTGGCAAGGCGTTCATGGTCAACGGCAACCCGTCGGAGATTCTCTACCCGTTCAAGTTCGGGCAGTCTAGCCCGGAGAACTTGACCACGGCCAAGGAGTTCGAGCGGATGCTCTTGCAAGCAACCGGCACGCTGGACTCGCAGGGCATGGTGAGTCAGGTCAACCGCGACGGCGCAGGGTTGTCGATGGCGGTGGCGACCATCATCAAGAAGTACAAGCGCACGCTGGTGAACTTCCAGGAGGACTTCCTGATCCCGTTCATCCAGAAGGCGTCCTTCCGCTATATGCAGTTCGACCCTGAGCGCTATCCGTCGGTGGATATGAAGTTCATCCCGACGGCGACGCTGGGTATCATTGCGCGGGAATACGAGCAGCAACAGTTCATTGGCCTCCTGCAAACGCTGGGGCCGAATACGCCTGTCTTGCCGCTGATCTTGAAGGGCATCCTGAACAATTCCAGCCTCACGAACCGTTACGAGCTGATCGCGGCGCTCGATCAGATGAACCAGCCCAATCCCGAGGCGCAGCAACTGGCTCAGGCGCAACAGCAACTGGCGTTGCAAGCGGCGCAGGCTCAGATTGCGGTGCAGACGACGCAGGCCGAGCAGAACCGGGCGGAGGCGCAGAAGCTCCTGACCGAAGCGCAGCTCATGCCGCAGGAGTTGCAGGTCAAGGCGCTTGCATCGACCACGAAGAACCTGCCCGCTAATTCTGAATCGGTGGAGTTCGACAAACGCATCAAGATTGCGGAGCTGATGCTCAAGGAAGAGGACATCAAGAACAAGTCGAAGATCGTCGAGATGCAGATGGCTGATAAGGCCAATCAAGCTAAAAAAGATGAAGACTTCTTGAAGAGCATCGTGGGCTGATAATGGATGCGAAAAAGATCCTTCTATCGGGAGCATCTACAGACGCAAAACTGACGGCGTTGGCGCTGCTTCTGAATAAGGAGTGGCCGACACTTGAAAAGAAGGTTCTTGAGGTCAAGAAGCTGCAAGGCCCGCAGGGCGAGCGAGGTCTTCAAGGCGAGCCTGGCCCGAAAGGTGATCGCGGTGCTGATGGGCGCGATGGCAAAGACGGGGTAGACGGCAAGGATGGTAAGGATGGCGAAAGCGGGGCCGACGGCATTTCGATTGTCGGCACTAAGATAGACTTCGATGGTTCTTTGATCGTCACATTTTCTGACGGCAGAACAGTCAATGTGGGCGAGGTCGTAGGCGAGAAAGGCGAGCGAGGGCCGCAAGGTGCGGCTGGCGTATCGGGTGCAAACGGAGAAGCGTTTGCCAACCTTGATGGAGGTGCCCCAGATAGTGTCTATGGCGGGATTACGCCGATTGACTGCGGAGGAATTTGATGGCGATTCAAATACAGTTTAGGCGAGGTCTTGCCGCAGATTGGACAAGCATAAACCCTGTTCTTGCCGAAGGTGAGATCGGCATTGAGACGGATACCGGCAAACTCAAAACAGGCGACGGCGTAACTGGCTGGACAGGGCTTCCGTATTTTGGCAACGGTGGGACGGTCACATCTGTTGCGCTATCGGCCCCGACGGGGCTGCAAGTTAGCGGTTCTCCTGTCACCGGCTCTGGCACTCTGGTGCTGTCTTATTCAGCAGGGTATTCGATCCCGCCGAATTCAAGTCAAACCAACTGGGATACGGCATATGGGTGGGGCAACCACGCGACCGCAGGGTATCTGCTTGCCTCTACAGCAGCGTCTACCTATCTGCCTTTGGCGGGCGGGGCGGTAACTGGCGCTACCTCCGTTGACACCTCCAGCACATCGGCTGCGCTGCGGGTAACTCAGCGCGGCACCGGCAATGCGATACTGGTCGAGGACAGCACGAACCCGGATTCGACTCCGTTTATCGTAGATTCGGCAGGCCGGGTAAAGATCGGCACAACAGCGACCACAACTGAAAAGCTATATGTATCTGGCGCGGCATATATCACAGATACTTTGGGGCTTCCAGAGAACACGGGTTCAGTTGGTCTTGGTAACGCCATTTTGACCACCACGACAATTGGTAGCGGCGTTAAGTTCGAGGTTTATGCCGAAGAGATTTATCTTGCTGGTGTTGATTTAGTCGAATCTGCGGCACCGTTCAAGGCCGCTGGGTTGATTGAAAGCACGGCAAACGGCTTCAAGTTTCCAGACGCTACAACTCAGACAACGGCTGGCGTACCTCCTAACGGCACAGGTGCTACTGGCACTTGGAATATTGATGTCACGGGCACCGCCAGCAATGTGACAGGAACTGTTGCGTTCGCCAATGGCGGCTCTGGTCAGACAAGCCAGCAAGCAGCAATGAACGCTTTTGCTGGCGCGGTGACTTCAGGCTCTTACCTTCGTGGCAACGGCACCAATGTCGTGATGTCCACTATCCAGGTGGCCGATGTCCCAACGCTCAACCAGAACACAACTGGCACGGCGGCAAACGTCACCGGTACAGTAGCAATTGCAAACGGTGGCACAGGCGAGACGACTCGCCAAGCTGCAATGGACGCCCTGGCTGGTGCTGTCACCAGCGGGCAATACCTGCGAGGCAATGGCACCGATGTGGTGATGTCGGCCATTCAGGTCGCAGATGTTCCGACGTTGAACCAGAACACGACGGGCACGGCTTCGAATGTGACCGGTACTGTGGCAATTGCCAACGGCGGAACCGGACAGACGACTCAGACAGCGGCCTTTGATGCTCTGTCTCCCTTGACCACCAAGGGCGACCTGATTGCACACAACGGCACGAACGATGTGCGTTTGCCTGTCGGCACCAATGGTTATGTGCTGACTGCTGACTCGACTGCCGCCTCTGGTGTTGCTTGGGCAGCAGCAACTGGCGGGGCCACCGTTGATGATGTTATTGCCTTTAGCGTGGCTCTTGGAGGATAAAAATGCCGAATACTTTTAACAATGCCCAGGCTCAACTGAGCAGCACCAGCGTCACGGATGTCTATCAGGCACCAGCAACGGCAGGCAACACAGCGATAGTTCTGTCCGTCATGTGCGCCAATGTGAACGGCACGGCATCGGCTGATATTTCGATCATCAAAACGAATAGCTCCAACACGATTCAGAGCTACATATGCTTTACGACCCCGGTTCCAGCAGACACAACGCTAGAGGTCGTGGCAAACAAGATCGTTCTGAAGGCCGGTGAGAAGCTCAGAGCGCAGGCCAGCGCGTCCAACTACATCCATGTGACCATCTCGGCTCTGGAGATTACATGAGCAAGTACCATGTCGTAAGCAGCGGGATGGTGACCCGCCAAGCTCT